GTCATAGGAAGCCGGAATCTCTATCTGCTCTGTAAGAACAATCATTGTCAGTTTCTCCTATTCTGTCAAAGCGGCATCGGCGTCCGGGCAATCAGAATGACCGCCAGAATCGCGCCCACAAATGCAGCAGCCCCTATGACTGCCAACACCTTTTTGCCGAGTTTCTTCTTCGCTGCTTTGCAGATCAGAGCGGCGCAAGCCATGCAGACAGCCGCCGCTACAAGTGCAATGCCCAGCGTTTCCCATAGCCAAGATAGTTCATATAGGATTTTCACGCGATCATCATCTCCTGTTCGTTAAACTGGAATTTGTCTATTCGTTTGTTTCTCTATAAACTGTCATTCCGAGTATTTTAATTTCGAACCCATCAATATATGGTTTTACACCATCTACTTCTGGTGCAAGTCGGTGTATTTTTGTAACCTCATACACTAATGCTTTATACCTAACACTTCCGCCGTCTTTTAAGTTCATACGAACAGGGGTTAATAGGATTACTAAAACAACTATAATTGCAATTACCACAAAGAATTTCTTTTTCATACAATCACACTCCTTTGCCAAATCCCGATTTATAGTCTTCTCAAAGTCCAAGTCCATCAACCCACGCCGCAAGCTCCTGATGCCCGACATTGCCCTTGAAAACCTTGCCGTCCATCAGCTTTGCGCCTTTGCAGCTCGGCGCAAGGCGCTCGTTCGTCTTGCCAATGTCGCTTCCGCCGGAGGTTGCAAACGGGATGATCGTTTTGCCGGTCAGATCATAGCTCTCAAGAAACGTATTGATAATCGTCGGCGCGACGTACCACCAGATCGGGAAGCCCACAAAGATGGTATCATAGTCCTTCATGTTGTCCCGCTTGACGGCAATCTCAGGACGGGAGGCAGGATCGCTCATCTCAATCGTGCTGCGGGCTTTCTTGTCCATCCAGTTCAGATCAGCTTCCGTGTAAGGCACCTTCGGCTCAATCTCAAAGATGTCCGCGCCGATTGCCTCTGCCAGCGTCTCGGCAACCTTCGCGGTCACGCCGGACGCAGAAAAATACGCTACAAGTTTCTTGCTCATGGTGTTTTATCCTTTCAATATCTTCGTAATCTGCTGTGCGGACGCATCCGGCAGGATAGAGGAAAGATGCTGCATCATGCGCTCTTTGGATTCCTGCGGGTCTCGCTGATAGGCAGATGTGATAAGGTCGTACCCGAAAAGTTCTTCCGGGGTTGCATACTCCGCGACACCCCATCCATAAGGTTTTCCGTATCTGTCCTGCATATAGACGAAATCTGCGATGCAGACATAGCTCTGCATTTGCAGCCGCGTGATGCACGTCTCAAAACCGGTGTTGCCGCCCTTGCGGTAGTTCAGAGCCTCTTTCAGCCGTTTGGAAAGCATCCTGCCTTCACCGGCTATGGCTTCATAAAGCTCCTTGTCCTTGTAGGACGCCAAGCCGTCATCCCAACGGGCGTCAAAGTCATAGCCGTCACGCCGGAAGTTCGCAAAGTCCGGAATCCACTCCCGACTCACAAATCCAGCCTTCTTGTTGAAAAGTTTGCCGTAAAGACATTTGCCGCTCCGCGCAGCCGGTCCTTTCCATTCCCACGGACCATCTACATCATCCGCAAACCATAACTCAGGTGGGCAA